CTATTTTGCTTCAGGTGCACAGCTTGCAGTGCAGGGATTGTCAAAGCCAGGATTGAAAGCGTAGAAGTTTTTAGCGTCCAACTGTTCCTGAATGGAGCGAAGTGCTTCGCCAAATCGCTGGAAATGTACCACTTCCCTTGCACGCAGGAAACGGATAGGATCAGCAACTTCCGGGATATTTCGTACTACACGGAGAATATTGTCATAAGTGGAGCGTGCTTTCTGTTCTGCTGCAAGGTCTTCAAATAGATCCGTAATCGGATCACCTTTACTCTGGAATTCACAGGCATTAAAGGGAACACCCCCTGCTGCCTGTGGCCACACGCCAACTGTGTGGTCAATATAATATGGTCCCAGCCCGGAATTCTCAATTTCTTCCATAGTGAGGTCACGGGTAAGCTGGTGAACCATGGTGGAAACCATCTCCAGATGTGCCAGTTCTTCAGTACCGATATCATTAAGCACAGCTGCAGAGGTTCGGTTCGGCATGGTAAAGCGCTGGGAGAGATAGCGCATAGAAGCACCGATTTCTCCATCCGGGCCACCGGAGTCCGATACCCTATAATAGATAAAATTCACTTGTTTTTTGGAAAAAAGTTAAATCTGAATCAAGAAATAGTACAATCGTAACCAGTGAAAAATTGATATGTTTTAGATGATAATATCAAAATACACCATTTCAGCCTCTTTGTCAAATACAATCTGATCGACTATAGTTCGAATAAAGTTCCCTTTTGTACTACTTTCGGCAGCAGGATCCAGGAGAACGTCATACACACTTCGAATCTGTGAAAGGACATTATCCCTGGATGGATCTTCTGGTTTTTGTGCTTCCAGTTCTTTGATATTCTCTAAAAGAGATTCTCTTTGTTTCTGCAGTCTTATCTTGTTTTCTTTGTATTCTTCCAAAGTATCAATCTCATTTTCATAGGCAAGCTTAATGCGCAGCTCCCTGGTTGAAAGCCTGGCCAGTTCCTGCTTCAGCTGTTCCAGTTCTTCATTTTGCACCGGCGCAGTTGTCTTGGGGACATACTGGAAATCCGCGCCATCCAGAAGCTGCTTCAGGTAATCGATGACAAGCTGCTCCATTTTCTTAACGGAGATGGCTACGGAGGTTTTGTGATAACCCTTTGCGTATTTCCAGCACTGAAAGTAAGGACAGGCTCCCGATCCAGTGTAGGAGAGGGTGGCGCCACAGATGGAGCATTTGATCAGACCGGAAAGCCAGTGCTTACAGGTGGAGGCATTCCGGTGTTTTGCTGGTCTTCGTCTGGCATCCATAAGCTTGATGCGCTTGTCAAGCTGCTCCGTGGTATAACGTGCTTCATGGGTTCCCTCAAAAGTCTGTCCATTCCAGTTTACAATGCCGGCATAAAAGGGATTGCGCAGGATATAGTCAATATTGCGCCGTTCAAACAGATTTCCCCGCTTGGTTCGGTAGCCCAGATCATTACATTTTCTGGCAATGGCAGTGGTGTCCTGGCAGTAATCATCATACTGGGACATGATGTAAGAGACAATTTTGAATTCCTTTTCATTGATCTTATATGGTTTTCCGTCCCCGACTGCATCATATCCAAGGGGAGGCGAAATCTGGTACCCCTGCTTTAACGCCTTTTCGCCCATGCCGCGGAGAACTTCTCCGGACAGGCGGATAGAGTAGTATTCATCCATCCATTCAATAATACGCTCGATCAGACTGCCGAAAGGTCCGTCAATAACCGGCTCAGATACGCTGATTACGTCCACACGGTCCTTTTTCAGCATACTCTTATAAACGATGGACTCCTCCTGGTTGCGGGCAAATCGGCTGAATTTCCACACCAGGATCACATCATAGGGATGTTCCGGGGACTTGGCCTGTGCAATCATTTTCTGGAACTCTTTTCGCTTCTTCACATTACGTCCGGAGACACTCTCCACAAAGACCGCATCCTTCTGGACAACGATCCCATTACTTTTGGCATAGTCCAGGAGCAGACGCTTCTGCGCGTCCGGAGACAGCTCATCCTGCTCATGGGTGCTGACACGGATATACAGTGCTCCCATGCGCAGATCATCAGATTTTTGTTCGGTCATGGTATCACCTCGATTATAATTATGTAAAAATAAGTATAAAAATAACAGCCGGCGCGAACAAAGGTTCCGCTTGCATGGCTGCCCCGAAGATGATACAATATTTTCGGAACGTACTGCATCAACCTTCGGGAATGTAGTCTTTGCCGCTCTGGTGCGCCAACACTAGGGCGGTTTTTCTTTTATAAAATTAGATTGCCGACTGTAAAGCCGGATAAGCGTAGCTGTGCTCATACATGTATTCAGGAGCACAGTCAATGTCCTCATCCATCCATGTAACAATACCATCTACAACCTTGCAATCCTTAAAAATCTTCTCATCAGACAGTGGAGCGAATGCAGGACCATTCAAAATGGTTGCATCAAACAAGCGCTGTTCTCCCGTGGAGAAAGTAAGAAGCATCATCATGTCATCCAAAGGCTTTGCGTCCTGTATTTTCAGTAACTCTTTTGAAGAATCTGCATATAAAATTCCGTTTTCCTCAAACATGATATTCCTCTTCAACATGTAAGAATTACTTACGTGTTCAAGTTTAACAATAATAGCTAATTTGTCCAAATGTTTCATACCAGAGGTCAAGGATATCTTTCTTTCGCGCTTCGATAGTCTGCATGATTGTGCGGAGCTGCCTTGAAGGAATCTTTGACTTATTATGGCATAACAGACATCCGCCATTCCTGGTAATCCATATTTTAGTAGCAGTAGGTGACGGAACTCCTTCACACACGTGTACATGTACTGGTTCCAGTGGATCATTTTCATTTACCCAGAAATATACAATGTATCCACCGATTTTAAAAACTCGAGGCATTATCCATTCCTCCTTCGAATCCACCTTCTCGGGCTAACTGCATGATAATATGTGCAACAGAAGAGAGGTAATCTTGAAAATATTTAATTTCCTCTTCTGAGAAGCCATTTATTTTTTCCCATTTGTAATCAGGAAGCCAGCAAGTAGCTGAATGAAAATCCTCGAAGACAGGTTTTTCTATACATACTTTTACCTGTTCGCGTCCGTCTTTTTCAATTGCTTCTGAATGCACAATTTCCGTGTTGTCGTTGAGTGTCATGAATGGATACAACATAAGGCAATCATCCTTTCTTTTATGGTGGGTTACTATTGTTTAATGTGCAACTAACACTTTACTATATTCTTTTTTGATGCTATCATTAATATAACTTATAAAAAAGGAGAATATATAAGTATGAATAATGATATATTTGAAAAATTAACACAAGATGTTAATACATCCGCAAACATAGGTGTGAATCAAGATATTTATGTTGGCGAAAATTTTATTGCTAAGGGTGGTATTCTAAATGCAACGGAACTTAAAAACGAAGTTCCTGAAAATAATGCTGAGTATTGACAGTTGGGGAAAGTTTAGCAACATCGTCTATTGTCAGTCCCATGGCAAAGCGAATATCATGAGGGCATTGCAGTATACGATTCCTGAATAAATCAACATTTCGAGGAACTTCTTCCGGATATAGGGCGTAGTAGAGAATATTATCTGCTATCGCATAATTTAACACATCAGGAGCGTAGTTTGAAGTACTTGCAGAACATGGAACTCCATTTTTCCCTTTTCCACATATTAGAAAGCCACATCTTTCCAAATTATCGAAAGATGCAATGCATTTCTGGATGAAGGTATTAGTATCTTCTACAAGCATTGCATTTACGATAGGTTGATTTTCTGGTTTTGCATTGGTGAGTAAGCTGACGATTCTTAAACAAGAATGTAAATGACCGGCATAGCCTAACAGTACATTATCGTTTAAGTGGATTATCTTTTGTTCATTGCTATGTGCTGTTCTTTTATTTTTATAGGTTGCTAATCCATCACTGGCAATAATTGCTTTTGTAGTGTCAACGTATGATAATACAACGCTCATGTAAAACTTTCCTTTCTAGTCTTATTTATGCATCCTTAATTCAATCAATTTTCGGTGATATCCAGTCATCCTGGATATTTGGTTTCAATTTTGCTGACTGCTTTCATTACCGTAAATGTAGGTTCAAAGAAGATTATGTAATTATCCAAGGTAGCATAAACCCCATGTATGGAATGATAACAGTCCAGAGCTTCTTTCAAATATTCTTCTGTAGCATCCAGATATTCCGCCATTTCATATAAGCTACGGCATCCAGCCTCATAGGCATGAACAATCCCGATTAGTCCAATCTTAAGGTTGTAACCGTAAAGCCTGGCTCTGTATTCCTGTTTACGATTGCTGGCCTTAGTCTGATCAATAATGTCACCAACAGTCGTGTAGTGGTGACCAAGCTCCTCTGCCAGGACACAGGATTTTTCAGCCTGGGTAGAAATGGACTTATTGATTGCTACAGTGCTGTTACAATATAAGCCTTTTATATTGGGACTATTAAAATTATAGTCCATTACGTCTATACCGTCCGCGCAGGCCTGGTCTTGTAATTCCTCATATGTGCTCATGTAAACACCTCCCGCTCTAGTATATCTCAATGCGTGTACAAAAATCTGTACAGCTGCTTCAAGAAAAAGAAAATTGACAAATATTTCAGAGTGACATATAATATATTTAACAAGGGAGCTGGAAGGTGACTGCACTTCACCCAACCCAGCGAATATAGTTAGCTAAAAAATAGCCGTTGATCTCGCCAAAGATTAGGACGGCTATTTTTTATGTGCATATGTAAGTATGGCTACGATTAAATTAGCAAAAGTCAACATAATCATAAATGTCTCATAATCGCTCATAAACTTCACCTCCTCCGTAAGGTGTCCGGATTAGGCAAAGAGCACGTCCCCCAGTCCCCTGGGTAAATATATTATATTGTCAATGTACATTCTGGCAGATCTGCCAATTATTTCCTTTTGTTTTCTACCATCTTCTTAAACTGGTCAATTTCTTTCAGTTCGTCTTCTGTATACTCGGTACCTTCATGGTGAGCTGCAAGTGTAGTTGGCTGTTGGTACTGAGTAGCAGTAGCAAGCTCATCCGATGGAAAGAGAGAAACTTTTGACTTCTCATATAGTTTCTCCAAGCGAGTTTTATAAAAATTATTAACATCTTCTATGAAATTGGAATATTCATCTGAAGATATTTTAAAAGAAACATTTCCGTTTGAAAGTAAGTATTTCGTATCACTATCAATCCATTCACAAGACCAACCAAGACTATTTAATTCCATATAGAATGAATTTATGCTATCAGAAAATTGAGCGGCTTCTTTGTCCCATTGTTTATTATACGAATCTCTCTCCATAGGGACATCAAATCCCATGAGCCAAGCTTCGCTAACGTTTAAGGCCAGACCAAGAATTGTTAATTTTCTTTGTCCGGGCTCAACTTTACCCGAAACATATTGACTTAAATCATTTCGTCCTAATTTAATTTGATATTTTTGGCAGTAAGGTTTACAAAGCTCTAAAATATCTATCTGCCGCAAATTACGATCAGACATTATTTTTTTTAAACGCATTGAGGTATTTTCACTTTTCATTATGATACACCGCCTTTCTTTACATTGAATATATCATATATTGTACAAAAGTTCAATAGCACAATGAAAAATAATCAAAAAAATTGAATAACATATTGACAAGAAAAGATAAAAATGATAATGTAATATTGCTCAAAGATATTGAACAAAGGAGGCGATGAAATGTATGACTATCGTAAATTATCTGGAAGAATAGTTGAGATACTAGGTACAAGATATAAATTTGCAGAAGCTATGGGATGGTCGGAGAGAACCTTATCATTGAAAATGTCTGGAAAGAGAGACTGGAAACAGCAAGATATTTGCAAGGCAATCAGGTTGCTTCAACTTACAGAAGATGATATTCCATTATATTTTTTTAAACAAAAAGTTCAATTAAATTGAGCAAAAAAGAAGAGGAAGCCAAAATGAGTAATTTAATAAGAAACACTATTACTTCAATGGAAGTAGCAAAAATGGTAGGAAAAGAACATAGCAAATTGCTGAGAGATATCAGAAATTATGTGGTTCAGTTAGGAGAAGCCAAAATTGGATTCACCGATTTCTTTAAGGAAGCAACTTATACAACAGAGCAGAATAAGATTCTTCCATGTTTTCAGGTCACAAAGAAAGGCTGTGAGTTCATTGCTCATAAGCTGACTGGACAGAAAGGAACAGAATTTACTGCGAGATACATAAATCGCTTTCACGAAATGGAAGATGGAAAGCTTCCTTGTCCTTTGAATCCAATTATTGCATCCAGTGTTGCAGAGCTTGGCAGAGTTACAGACCGAATCATGACAAAGCAGGGTTCAGCACCATATAAGATTGCCGAGGTATTAAAAAGAGAATGTGAGCAGTTCGGTATTTCACTTCCGGAGGATTTTGTGAAGGTTCCAGAGTATGAGCAGATGAGATTGCAATTGGAAACAAACTAGGATGCTGGCTTATTTGGAGAGGAGTGCGTAATGAAGAAAAAATATTTTCCAACAGTATGTAATGAGACAACCAAATACGGAAAAGAAAAATTTACTATTAGCTGCGTTGGTAATGACAGCGAAGAGTATGAGCTTACAATTTCGGGGACTGGTGGAAGCAAATATGCTGTGAAAGCATTAAAGCGTGCAATTGAAATAATTTCTGGGAGGTGATAATTGTGGATGAAAAACTTCTTAAAATAGCGGCTGAGTTCATTGAGGAGCTTAAAGAAGCCCCACCAGACGACTATTTGCAGATTAAATTGATGCTGTTGTCTGTTGTGAGACATAAAGCAGTTGACAGCTTCTTACATAAAATATTTCAGTTGGCAGAAGAGAGAAGACCACTACTACTTGAAATGTTATGAAGTAACTCTGTACAAACATGATCCATACCATAGTAACGGGGAGGTGATTGTGATAGGAATCAAATTTACTCGCAGATTTATCATAGACGGCGTGCCATACAGGATAGATCAGCTTCCAAAAGCGCAGGTGACGAAGGAACGGGCACTGAAAACTGAAGCGGAGCGAGTTGATCTGGCAATGGCTATATATAATTTCGAAAGAAAGAAAGCTGCCGGGTAAGGCAGCAGAAAGGAGGCAAGCTGTGAAGCGTAACATAATCATATCTGTCATCATAGGCACCCTTGCTACATACCTGCCGTTCTGGCAGTGGGACGGACTGCAGGTTGCAGGAGCAATGGCATTATCAGTGTTTGCGTGGATGCTGATACAGGGGACAGAGCCAGAAGGGAAGAGAACATGAGCGTTGGTGAATTAGTCGCGCTAGGAATTTTAGTTGTAATCTGGATTCACTCATTACTGAAAAATTAATGAGCGCAATGTAGCCCAAAAGAAGAGCCAAGCCGGAAAGGAGGAGACCATGGTTTTAGAAAAAATGATAGATGAGTTGTATGAGCTTTCGAAGAAAGCTATAGCAAGCGGAATCCATGTAAGTTTCGAAATAGGATTAGCTGGATATCCATGCCGGGTTTGGGTGGAGGGACCAGCAGAAAGCAAAATGACTACTTATGATATCTATCGTGAAAAAGCATTGATGGAAGAATCCGTTAAAAACTACGAAGCGGCTAAGGAACATCTTACACGGTTGTTAAAAGAAAATGGATCCTGAGAGTGGGAGCTCATCAGGATCCGGTGTCCAAATGGACGTAAACAGTTTAGCACCCTTTTATTGTAGAAGGGTAGAAAGGAAAAGTCAATGATTAAAGTTGAGAAAAAGGGAAATACAACGAAGGCAACAGTTGAGGGGAACACATATGTGCTGGTGGATGAATTTCAGACTGTATTACATGCACTGTATCAATTGCTTGAAAAGAACATTAAAGAGTCAGAAAGTGTAACCCCACGGGATCTTATGCACTCAATGGTGGAAGATGTGGTGCAAAAAGAAAAGGAGATGAGATAAGACATGAGTATGAAAATTAATCGTCTCGAGATCGAGAATGTAAAACGTATCAAAGCAGTAAAGCTGGAACCGGTACAGAACGGCTTAACCATCATTGGCGGAGATAACCAGCAGGGCAAAACATCAGTCCTGGATTCTATTGCCTGGGCACTTGGTGGGGAGCGTTACAAGCCTTCCCAGAGTACAAGGGAAGGCTCCATGGTACCGCCAAACTTACATATTGTGATGAACAATGGTCTGGTGGTAGAGCGTAAAGGAAAGAACAGTGCCCTCAAGGTTACGGATCCGAATGGTCAGAAAGCAGGACAGCAGCTTCTCAATGAATTTGTGGAACAGCTTGCCCTGGATCTTCCAAGATTTATGGAAGCTTCCGGAACAGAGAAAGCAAAAGTGCTTTTACAGATTATTGGCGTGGGACCACAGCTTGCAGAACTGGAGCAGGAAGAGAGAGAGCTTTACCAGGAGCGTCTGTATGTAGGACGTACCGCTGATCAGAAAGAAAAGTTTGCAAAAGAGCAGCCTTATTATCCGGAGGCCCCAAGAGACCTGGTGTCACCCTCCGAGCTGATCAGACAGCAGCAGGAGATATTGGCAAAGAATGGAGAGAACCAGAGAAAACGCGATCAGGCTGCACAGCTCCGGGATTCTGTAAAACGCGCTCATGAGGAAGTAACTAGATTGTCGGAGCTGTTGGAGACTGCCAAACAGAAACATTTGCAGCTTGTAAAAGATCTGGATATTGCAGAGACTTCCGCAAAGGATCTGACCGATCAGTCCACAGAAGAACTGGAAGCTAATATCTCCAATATCGAGGAGATCAATCGTAAGGTCAGAGCCAACCTGGACAAGGAAAAAGCGGAGGATGACGCCAAAGAGTACCGTACCAAGTACGACAATCTTACAAAGCAGCTGGAAGAGACAAGGGATAAGAAGAATGAGCTTCTGACTTCTGCAGAGCTTCCTCTTCCAGAGCTATCCGTAAAAGATGGAGAGCTGGTCTATAAAGGCCAGAAGTGGGACAACATGTCCGGTGCGGAACGTCTGAAGGTTTCTACCGCTATTGTCCGCAAACTGAACCCGCAGTGCGGTTTCGTTCTTCTGGACAAGCTGGAGCAGATGGACAGAAAGACACTGCAGGAGTTTGGAGAGTGGCTGGAAGCAGAAGGGCTCCAGGCAATTGCTACCAGAGTTTCTACTGGTGATGAGTGCAGCATTTTGATAAGTGATGGTTATTCCTATGACATGGACGGAAATGCAACAGTAGGCGCTGAAGAAAATAAGCCACTAAAAAAGGAATGGAAAGCAGGTGCGTTTTAAAAATGTCAGCATTTATAGATTTAACGGGAAGGCGTTTTGGCAGATTGCTTGTAATGCAAGCCACATCTAAAAGAAGCTCACAGGGCGATATATATTGGAAATGCGTATGTGATTGTGGAAAGAGTGTGGTAGTTAATGGAAAATCCTTGAGAAGTAGTGGACAGAAATCTTGTGGATGTTTGCAGCGTGAATGGGCGGATAGTCAACATAATAGAAGAACACATGACGGTAGCAAGGACCGGTTATTTAGAGTTTAGAGAGGAATGATAGACCGCTGTTATTACCCTTCTCATAACAGATATCCGGACTATGGAGGGAGAGGGATATATATTTGTTCGGAATGGAGACATGATTATGCCGCGTTTCGAGAGTGGGCAATGAAGAATGGATATGATGCAAATGCTCCAAGAGGAGCATGCACAATAGACCGGATAAATGTTGATGGTCCGTATTCTCCTGAAAACTGTAGATGGGTGAATGCGAAAGAACAAGCAAATAATAGGAGAAAGAAGGTTGTTTAAATGGAAATTATCAGAGGTGTGATTCCCTGTGCAAAGAAGGTAGTCATTTACGGACCAGAAGGAATTGGCAAATCCACTTTTGCCAGCAAGTTCCCAGATCCGGTGTTTATTGACACGGAAGGAAGTACCAATTCAATGGATGTTGCGAGACTTCCCAAGGCGTCCAGCTGGCAGATGTTGCTGGACCAGGTGGATTATGTCCGCACACATCCGACTATGTGCAAGACACTGGTCATAGATACCATTGACTGGGCGGAATCTATGTGTATCCGGCATATCTGCGACAAGCACAGAAAGTCCGGTATTGAGGACTTTGGTTACGGAAATGGTTATGTTTATGTAAAAGAAGAATTGGGGAAATTCCTCAATCAGCTGACAGAAGTTGTAGAGGCTGGTGTCAACGTGGTCCTTACTGCACATGCGCAGATCCGGAAGTTTGAACAGCCGGATGAACTGGGAGCTTATGACAGATGGGAGTTAAAGCTTGGAAAGAAAACAGCATCCCAGACCTCCCCGCTGATCAAGGAATGGGCGGACATGCTACTGTTTGCCAATTATAAAACATTTTCTATTGCAGTGGATGATAAAGGGAAAAAGCGAAAAGCCCAGGGCGGCGAGCGTGTAATGTACACCACCCACAATGCCTGCTGGGATGCAAAGAACCGCTACGGTCTGCCAGATGAAGTCCCATTCAGTTATGATTCCATCCGGACAATCATTGAGGGAAATGCCGTGCCAGTAAAAGAAACACAGCCAAAATCCGTACCAGCGCAGCAGCCGGTACAGGCTCAGCCAACTGTACAGCCTCAGCCGACTACGGTACAGGAAGCTACAAAGACAGAACCTGCTGTTACTGTTGGGGAGCAGATGAACCTTCCGCTTAATGAACCACAAAAGACTCCGGAACCGACAGCAAGGAGCAGCACCATTGATCCCGGAATCCCTAAAGCTTTACGTGACCTGATGGAGAGTAACCAGGTAGATGAATGGGACATCCAGAACGTAGTGGCAGCAAGAGGGTATTACCCCTCTGATGTAAAGGTGAAAGATTATGACATGGACTTTATCAATGGCTGTCTGATCGGGGCATGGCCACAGGTCTATGGAATGATCAAAGAAATGAAAGCGACACAACAGGTGCCGTTCAATTAAAGGAGGATAAAAATTTATGGCAGCAGAAGGAAGAGAGTTAGGCTGGGAGGATTCCATCAAACAGGATGCCCAGGATTATGAGCCAATTCCAGAAGGGGATTATAACGTAACAATTGAGAAATTTGACCGCAGCAGATCTAAAGGTGAGGGGAAGCTCCCTCCATGCAATATGGCAGTTGTTTATTTTACGGTGCATGTTCCAGAACGTGAGGTTACCATCCGTGAAAATTATGTACTGCATACCAGTTTGGAGTGGAAGCTGTCTGAGCTGTTCCGTGGCGTTGGCCTTAAGAAGGAGGGAGAAGAACTCCGGATGGACTGGAGTGCACTTCCTGGCAAAACTGCGCGCGCTAAGATCGGACTGAAGCCTGGAATTAAGGATCCAAACAAGAAGTTCAATTACATTGAAAAGCTGTATCCAAAGGATACCAGTAAACCTGCATTTACACCGGGAGGCTTTTAAAACATGGAACTAAGGCCGTATCAAAAAGAAGCGAAGGAAGCTATTTTTGAACAGTGGGACAGCGGGGTGTTAAAAACCCTGCTGGTCCTTCCTACAGGCTGTGGAAAGACTGTGGTATTTGCCAAGGTAACAGAGGAATGTGTCCGTAAAGGTGACCGCGTACTGATCCTGGCACACAGAGGGGAGCTGCTCGATCAGGCAGCAGATAAGCTGATGAAGACAACCGGGCTTGGATGTGCCTTGGAAAAGGCAGAAAGCTCCTGCCAGGGCAGCTGGTTCCGGGTAGTGGTTGGCTCTGTACAGACATTGATGAGAGAAAAGAGGCTGGGAAGTTTCCCGGCTGATTATTTTAATACCATCATTATTGACGAAGCCCATCACTGTATATCTGACAGCTATCAGAGAGTGCTGCAGCATTTTCCGGAAGCACAGGTGTTAGGCGTAACGGCAACGCCAGACCGTGGGGATATGCGGAACCTTGGCGTATATTTTGAATCCCTGGCTTATGAGTACACCCTTCCTAAGGCAATCAAGGAAGGATACCTGTCCCCGATCAAGGCGCTGACAATTCCACTCAAGATCGATATGAGCAACGTTTCTGTACAGGCAGGGGACTTCAAGGCAAGTGAGATTGGTACTGCGCTGGATCCATACCTGGAAAGAATTGCCCAAGAGATGCAGAAATACTGCATGGATAAAAAAACTGTGGTATTTCTGCCGCTGGTAAAGACCAGCCAGAAGTTCCGGGATCTCCTAAATGCTTATGGTTTCCAGGCGGCAGAAGTAAACGGAGACAGCCAGGACAGGGCTGAGGTATTAAAAGATTTTGATGCTGGTAAATACAACGTGTTATGTAATTCCATGCTCCTGACAGAAGGCTGGGACTGCCCGTCAGTTGATTGCATTGTGGTATTAAGACCTACAAAGGTAAGAAGCCTTTACTGCCAGATGGTGGGACGTGGCACAAGACTTTCACCAGAAACAGGAAAAGATCATCTGTTGCTGTTGGATTTCCTTTGGCATACAGAGCGGCATGAGCTGTGCCACCCCGCAAGTCTGATCTGTGAGAATGAAGAAGTAGCCCAGAAGATGACGGAGAATTTGGAACAAGAAGCAGGGATTGTAGTTGATATTGAAGAAGCGGAGAAGACCGCTTCAGAGGATGTGGTTGCACAGCGAGAGGAAGCCCTGGCAAAGCAATTATCAGAAATGAAAAAGAGGAAAGGCCGGCTGGTGGATCCGCTGCAGTTTGAAATGTCCATCCAAGCAGAGGACCTGTCCAATTATGTGCCGTCTTTTGGCTGGGAAATGGGGCCGCCTTCTGATAAACAGAAGCATACCCTGGAGAAGCTGGGTATCATGCCGGATCAGATCGAGAATGCCGGTAAGGCAGCCAAAATCCTCGATCGGCTGGACAAGCGGAAAAATGAGGGGCTTACCACACCAAAGCAGATCCGCTATTTGGAAAGCAAAGGATTTCAGCATGTAGGTACCTGGCAGTTTGACACAGCCAAGAATTTAATTGACAGGATTGCCGGGAATGGATGGAAGATCCCGAACGACATTGTACCACAGGAATATAAAGGAGCGTAAACATGGAGCAGAGGACAAGCCTTACAGAGATAATTGAATACATCGATCCCGGTTCCCTGAACTATCAGGACTGGGTGAATGTTGGAATGGCACTGAAACTGGAAGGCTATCCGGTAAGCGTCTGGGATCAGTGGAGCCAGAAGGACTTTGGACGGTACCATGCCGGAGAATGTGAGAAGAAGTGGAGAAGTTTTTCTGGTTCCTCCTCTCCGGTAACTGGTGGGACTATTGTACAGATGGCAATGGAGCGCGGATGGGTGCCGGAAAAAGGCCATGAACTGGACTGGAACGATAGTATACAGGTAGACAGTGACCGTGTAGTAGTGGATAAGAACTGGCTGGAAGGCAGGGAGATCCAGGAACCAAAGAACTGGAACCCGGCAGAGCAGCTGATCACATATCTGGAAACCCTGTTTGAAGCTGGGGAAAACGTAGGGTACGTAACTGGAAGTTGGGAAAAGACAGACGAGAAAGGTACCAGATGGCTTCCACAAAAGGGAAGCTGGGACCGTACTGCAGGACAGCTGATCGAGCAGCTGAACACCTGCAAAGGTGACATAGGGGCAGTGCTTGGCGATTACAATCCGGAAGCTGGCGCGTGGATCCGTTTCAACCCACTGGATGGAAACGGCTGTAAAAACGAAAATGTAACAGAATACAGGTATGCTCTTGTAGAATCTGATCACATGGAAATCGACCAGCAGAACGCCATCCTACGTGAGCTGGAGCTTCCCATTGCCTGCCTGGTGTATTCCGGAAAGAAAAGCCTTCACGCAATCGTGAGGGTGGATGCAGCGGATTATGGCGAGTACAGGAAGCGCGTTGATTATCTGTATGAAGTCTGCCAGAAGAACGGGATTGATGTAGATACCCAGAACCGGAACCCTTCCAGATTGTCCAGGATGCCAGGTGTAGAACGTGGGGAAAAGAAGCAGTTCATTGTGGATACCAACATAGGAAAATCCTCCTGGAATGAATGGTATGAGTGGATTGAAGGTGTGAATGATGATCTTCCAGAGCCGGAAGGTCTGGAAAGTGTCTGGGATAATCTTCCGGAGCTGTCTCCCTGTCTCATTGACGGGGTGCTCCGTAAAGGGCATAAGATGCTGATCTCTGGACCATCCAAGGCTGGTAAGTCTTTCCTTCAGATTGAACTGTGTATCGCCATAGCAGAGGGCAAGAAGTGGCTGCAGTGGCATTGTGCGCAGGGACGTGTGATGTACGTGAACCTGGAGCTTGACCGGGCGAGCTGTCTTCACCGTTTTAAAGATGTATATGAGTCCCTTGGCTATGTCCCAGACAACCTGCAGAACATTGATATCTGGAACCTTCGAGGAAAGTCTGTACCTATGGATAAGCTTGCACCAAAGCTGATTAGAAGGGCAGCAAAGAAGAATTATGTAGCGATCATTATAGACCCGATTTATAAGGTCATTACTGGTGATGAGAACAGTGCTGACCAGATGGCAAATTTCTGTAACCAGTTCGACAAAGTGTGTACAGAGCTTGGCTGCGCCGTGATCTACTGCCATCACCACAGCAAAGGAAACCAGGGAGGCAAGAAGTCCATGGACCGCGCTTCTGGATCCGGTGTATTTGCCCGTGATCCGGATGCACTCCTGGATTTGATCGAGCTAGAGCCGACAGAGGCATTGATGAAACAGGAAGAAAATAAGGCTGTCTGTGGAACTTGTAAAGCATATCTGGATGCACATTATAAGTGGCAGGATGACCTCTCACAGGACGATCTGCTGAGCAGTGCACAGATGTTGGGTTACTGTGAGGCACACCTGGATAAATGGCAGAAAATAGCCCTGGATAAGCAGATAACGGCTGCGAAAGCGGAAGTACAGGCGCGTACTGCATGGAGAATTGAGGGAACCTTAAGAGAGTTCCCGAAGTTTGATCCGGTCAATATGTGGTTCGATTATCCGGTACACAGGATTGATCAGGTGGGAAGCCTGAAAGATCTGCAGTTGGAAGATGATAAGCCAGCATGGCAGAAAAAACAAAAATCTCCAGAAGAAAGAAAAAAAGATAAGGAAGATAGTCTGAGGTTAGCGTTTGAAGCGAATGACATGGACGGAAATGGCAGTGTGAAAATATCTGATCTGGTCACATATATGGGTGTTACTTTAAACACGGTTAAAAAATATGTGGACAGTTCAAAAGAATTTAAACGTGAAAATGGAATGATCTTTAAGGTGTCAAAGGTGTCAAAAAACAATGAATGACATTTGACAGCGAGGTGTCAAATCTGTCAAAAAGTATAAAATTGACATTTTTGACAGTGGTGTCAAAAGTGTCAAAAACACTAATTTGATAGGTGCAGTGAGGTGTCAAAAAATGGGGTGTCAAATACCCCTATATATATAGGGGTATTTGACACACACCCAATTTTGACACACACACCTCTAAGCAAAATTGACAGGAAGAATTGACAGGGGGATGAAAATAATGGAAACGAATGAAAAGTATTATTGTCCTTTTGCGAAAAATGAATGCATGACTTATGGCTGCGGATTATATAGTCCATTTTATGAAAGCTGTTCATTTCTCTTAATCGCAGAGGGTATGAAAGAAATTTCTTTTTCTGCTGATGATACAAATTTAGATTGTGCACTAAGAGTTAGCATTCAAAAACCAAAAGGGGAGTAATTTATGAGCAATGAATTTTTCATGGCAATGGTTCCACCGACTGTAACCCATCAGGAAAAACAGGTCAGGGTTGCCGGAGGAAAGCCAGTGCTCTATGAGCCACCGGAATTAAAGGCAGCCAGACAGAAGCTGGTAGCATACCTGGGACAGCATGTACCAGATGAACCATATCACTGTGGAGTCAGGCTGATCACAAAGTGGTGCTTCCCCAGGGGAAAACATTTGGATGGTACCTACAGACTTTCCAAACCGGATACGGACAATCTGCAGAAACTATTAAAGGACTGCATGACGAAAGTTGGTTTCTGGGATGATGACGCACTGGTGGCTTCGGAGATCGTGGAAAAGTTCTGGGCGGAAGTCCCTGGGATTTATGTCCGGATCGACAGGCTGCCATGATCTGGCTGACGCCCCAGGAACGAAAAGCTCTCTGGGAAGAATATCCGGAAGTACAGGAGATGTATGAAGAGTACAACGGTATTCTTCCGGAAGATGATGGAGCCTGGGAGAGAGTTGCAGAACGTTGTCACCAGATTAGAGAACAATACCAGACGATGCAAGTAGAAGTCGCACTGCTGGATGTAGTGTGGCAGCTGGAATGTCTGGCAAAAAGAAAAAGAGGAGATTAAGCTATGCTACAGGAAATGAAGTTAGAGGACGCATTGAAGAAGTTTCTCCAGGGGAGAAAAGTCCTGGTTATGTACGATGAGACACTGGAAGCTGATAAGCCGGCGTTTACAGTAGAGCCGCTGGAAGAAATGCTGAAAAGAAATCGCTTCCTGGTTGAGGTGCCGGCTGTGGAGAATCCGGATTTTAAAGAGACTGTGCATCAGATGGCAGCATCGGAAAAACTGCCCCCCCAAGAGCCTGTTCGGGAAGAACCAGAGGTAGTGCCTATGGAAATCAATAAAAATCTGACGCGGGAGTCAAGAGGATATGCCGGATTTTTACATATCCGCTGTGAGCACTGTGATAAGACAAAGACCTTCTGTACCAAACATCAGCTTAGTTATTACGGCTGTAAAGAATGCGGCAAGAAGACGGACCTGAAGAATTTGAAACTGGCATTTATCAACTGTGAATGCGGCGGTATGGCAAGATATTTCACAAATGAGACTGCAGAGCTGATCGAGCTGAACTGTATAAACTGCGATATGCCAGTTGCACTGAAATACAATGCCAAGAAGAAACTGTATGAAACGATAAGGAGCTGAGACTATGGCAGAAAAATATAAAACCTGTAAACACAGTACCGGCAGGGTGGGAGAGCTGATCGTATACGTTCACCCGACCTGTCCGAGGCTATCAATGATAAAGGGCACCCTGTGCAGCAGTAAGATCCGCTGCAGGGAGTGCCGGAGCTGGGAGGAGAGAAGATGATAGACGCAGCAATGGGAATTGGTGTACTGATCGGAGCTTTTGGCGTGATCGCCTGGGCATTAAGCGCCGCAAACAAGGATAGAGGTGAAAAAGATGACAGAGACCAAGCAGGGAAAGGCAACGGACCGGAAAGCCACTGAGGCGGTGAACACGATTAGAATTTACTGTAAAAATAATGACATTCACGACTGCGTATTTAACTGTGCGATACGGCAGGTATGCAGAGGATATTTTCGCAATTTGAACATACCGATGCTGTGGCCAGAAGTGGAGGTGCCAGATGATTGATGAGAAGAGAGTGCTGCAGGTTGCCAAGGAATTGAGCATGAACCCGGATAAGGCCAGGAAGCTCCTGGAGGATGCCAGATCAGAACCGGCAATCCTGGCACAGGTACATAGATACGAACTGCTTGTGGGAGGTGATAGAGGTGGACAAGACGGTGCTGGAGCAGTATGTGGAGCTGAAGGAAGAAATCAAAGACCTACATAACCGCATAGACCGGGACAGGCGCAGGCTGGTCAAGATTGAGAACGAGGGTGTGGTATCTGATACCGTAAAAGGAACCAGAAAGGATGGCACCATCGGTCCGATCAAGATAACCGGCTACCCTTTTCCGGAAGTTGACCAGGTGAAGGGCATGATTAAAAAGCGGGTAGCAAAGCTTCACATACTGGAAGACGAACTGCAGGACGCACTGAATGCAGCAGATGATTTTATCCGGGAAATCCCACAAAGCGATCTGAGAATGATGTTTCGTTTTTATTACCTGGATGACATGACATGGGTGGCGGTAGCAGCAAACATGAACAGCCGGTTTCCGAAACGAAAATATACAGAAGACAGCTGCAGAAAGCGTCATGATCGATATCTTGAAAAAATATTATAAAATTTTCAAAATGTCCGGTCATGTCCGCTTCGGCTATGGTAGTATGTATACTGAGCTCAGAAGGAAAGACTTCCGATGATGAAATACCCCCACCCATAAGGTATGAACGACTGCCAGGTGTCACAGCCTGGCGGTTGATTCGGTTAGTACCATACCGATGGCCAAAGGTACTGTTACTGCTTAGCAGGTAAGCGGCTGTTATTTACTGTTTTCCACAGTGGAAGAGAAAATGGCGGTTAAGGTGAAAGACACTGTTCGAAAACAGGGTTAGGACCCTGGCTGGACGCTTAGTTGCAGCCAATCCACGGAACACCTCCCCGATCGGGAGGGAGCATGAGCCGTTCATCCGAGCCGCAGGTTCGAGTCCTGGTGTTCCGATTGGCTTCGTGAGAAGCTCTACCAACTACATACATTTTTTGCTAACGTCCTGTAGAAATACGGGGCGTTTTGTAGTATGATGAAAGAAAATGTATGTGGGAGGACTTTTTTATGTCAAAAGAACAAATTGCAATAACATTGGTTGGAGCGATTATTTCAGGGGTATTGGCGACTATCATAACTCTTGTTATAAATGCAAAAGCCGAGAAAAAGAGACGAAAACAACAGCTTGTAGATGATATATTTGGCTATAAGTATCAAATGACGGGCTCTACATTAAATGCATTAGATATTAATTGTCAAGGACTTACAAGGGCTTTAAACAGAGTTATTATAGTTTTTCATGATGACCCAGAGGTTATGAAAGCTCTTGACAATTTATGGTTGGCTATAAATGGTGAAAATACAAAAATAACTGATGATTTGCTAATTACTTTGTTAAGGACAATGAGTAAAAGTGCAGGCATAAAATGTAACGATTGGAATGATAGTAGATTCACACGAGTTTTTAAAGTTTGAGTCATTAAAATAATAACACACCAACAAAGGCAGCTCTTCGGAGCTGCTTTTTCTATGCCAATTTTCGTACAGCGTGCACAGCACCAGCCGTTATTTCTTGCATACGGTCACCTCCTTTCATGATTGACGGCGGCAATCGGCTGTCGTGGATGGTGCTGGCAGGACTGTATTTTATTATATTTTTGAAAGAAGGTGAGCCTGAGTGACAAAAAAACAAAAGAGATTTGTAGATGAGTATCTGATTGACCTGAATGCTACCCAGGCCGCCATAAGAGCCGGATACAAGGCGAAAAATGGTCAGAGAGCTTCTGAGATCGGACATGAATTACTCCAGAAAACCCAAGTTTCAGAAGCAATCTCAGAGGCAATCGCAGAAAGATCCAAAAGAACCGGAATAAATGCTGACCGTGTTCTTCTGGAGCTGGCCAGAATTGCATTTGTAAATGCAGATGATGTAATCAATGCAAAAGACGCAACACTAAAAGAAGATGCTTCCAGGGACGATCTGGCAGCTATACAGTCCGTGAAAGTAAAATCTTTTGGAGAAGATGGCGTGGAAAGAGAAATCAAGCTTGCAGACAAACTGAAAGCCCTGGATATGCTTGGACGCCATTTGGCAATGTGGAATGACAAGCTTCAGCTCAGCGGTATGGAAGAAGAAAAATCAAAACTGGACAGCTTGATCAAGCAGATCAGCGGAGGCGGATAATGAGCAGCATGGATCTCGTGCTGTCTGAAAAATACAAAGCGTTTTTGAAATGCCAGACACCGGTGGAGTTCCTGGAAGGTACCACGGCAGCAGGAAAGACTACAGTAGGAATTTTTAAGTTCATGTTGAAGGTAGCCCAGAGTCCGAAAAAGCTTCATATCCTGGCAGCAGACGACACAGGAACAGCAGAGAAAAACATTATTAACAAAGACCTTGGAATCCTGGACGATTTCGGAAGCCTGGTAGAGTACAACGGATCCGGCACCAAGGATGATAAGATCCCGCATATTCTTTTTCATACTTCATCCGGGGACAAAACCATATACGTTTTGGGATATGGAAACAAGAAGAAATGGAAGAAAGCCCTTGGCGGTCAGTATGGATGCCTGTACATCGATGAGATCAACACGGCAGATATTGACTTTGTCCGTGAAGCTTCCATGCGCTGTGATTATCTCATGGCAACCTTAAACCCGGATGATCCGAGCCTGGATGTGTATAAAGAGTATATCAACTGCAGCCGCCCGCTTCCTGAATGGGAAGAGGACACGCCACAGGAGATTAAAGACGAATTAAAGGAAGAACCAAAGGCAGGCTGGGTTCACTGGTTCTTTTCTTTTGACGATAACGCCGGACTTCCGGAAGAAAAGAAAGACCAGATCATCCGGAATACCCCGAAAGGAACCAAGATCTACAAGAACAAGATCTTAGGCCTCAGAGGAAAAGCAACAGGCCTTGTGTTCAGCATCTTCCTGCGCCAGCGGCATGTCCGCACAAAGGAATGGGCAAAACAATTTGTACAAAGACCGGGAGAACCAAAGAAACACGAAATTTTCATGTGGTTTTCGGCAGCAGTCGATACCTCATACTCCCAGAAATCCCCGGACACAATTGCTTTTTCCTATCTTGGGATTACAAACAAAGGAAAATGCATCGTTCTGGATGAAAAAGTTTACAGCAATGCAGAACTGGACATCCCCCTGGCTCCTTCAGATACAGTAAAGAATTTGATTGATTTCCTTGACCGCAACAAGAAGGAGTGGGGACTTGCACGAAACGTATTCCTGGACAGCGCCGATCAGGCAACCATGCAGGAATGGAACAAGTATAAGCGAAGAAATGGCTGCATTTATACACTTAACGATGCATGGAAGAAGATGGAGATTATCGATCGTATCAATGCGCAGCTTGGATGGATGGCATTTGATGACCAGACAGGCATTGAGCCATGTTTTTATGTACTCGATACCTGTTCGACTTACATTCATGAGATGGAAACATACAGTTGGAAAGAAGATAAAGACAATACACCAGAAGATGGGCATGACCATATGGTTAACTCTGTGCAATACGCATGGATCCCATACCAGGGCAAGATTTACAAGAGGTGATAATTATGAACTGGCTTCAGAATTTTATTGCACGGCTATTCCGGATAGAACCTGCAAGAGACAGGGTGATTACAATCAGAGAAGCTCATACCTTCCGTGAGAACGTGATCCAGAACAAGCTGTGGTATCTGGGAGATGGAGTTACCCTGGAACAGTACTTTAAAAAGACTGCAAAATGGGATGTGGAGAAAGCCCGCTTCTGGGCAGCCACAGCGCAGGGAAATGTAAGAAAGATACACAGCGGAATTGTTGGAACTGTAGTAGACAGATATAAAGACATTGTGCTGGCTGATCTGGACGCTGTTGATTTTGGCGAGAATATGGACATTCTGGAAGAAAGATGGAATGAAATCTTTGAGGGGAGTAAGCTGAACGATGTGATTGGAGATGCTATCGTTGGAGCGTTATCTTCCGGAGATGGAGCCTTTAAGATCACGGCGGATGAGTGCAGCCCTTACCCTATTGTGGAATTTTACGATGCAGAGGATGTGGAATATGTATATATCCATTCGACGCTGCGGGAAATCAAGTTCTACACAACCTACAGAAATCGGAACAAAGATTACAGGCTGCAGGAAACCTATGGATATGGCTATGTAAGATACAAGCTTTACGATGATGCCGGAAAAGAAGCCCCATTACAGTTTCTTCCGGAAACAGCCCATTTGATTGATTTTGGATTCGATGAAAGCCTGATTTTGGCGGTGCCACTTAAAATTCTTACATCCACCAGATATAAGAACAGAGGAAAAGCCCTTTTTGAAGGAAAGACAGATGTGCTGGATGGACTGGATGAAACGATCAGTCAGTGGATGGACGCAATCAGAATGGGCAGGATCAAGCGTTATATTCCGCAAAATCTGATTCCGAGGGATGAGGAAACCGGGGAGCTGCTTCCGGCTAATCCATTTGACAATGACTTTATTGCCATTGGGGACGATATGGGAGAGAATGCCAGCCACCAGGTGGAAATCTCACAGCCTCAGATATCCTACGAAGCTTACGTAAACAGCTACGCCAATTTCCTTGATATGGCCCTTCAGGGAATCATATCACCATCCACACTGGGAATTGATCTGAAGAAAACAGATAATGCAGAATCACAGAGGGAGAAAGAAAAGGTTACCCTTCATGTGAGAGGGAAGATAGTAGACGCTTTGAACAGTACATTGCCGGAACTGTTCAAGACAATCCTGCAGTGTGACGATATTATGAACGGGAACAATCCGGGAGAGTATGAAATATCCGTGAAGTTTGGAGAGTATGCATCCCCAGACTTTGGAACAACTGTGGAAACTGTAGGAAAAGCTAAACAGTACGGAGTTATGAGCCTTGAAACTTCTGTGGATCAGCTGTACGGAGATACCTGGACAGATGAGGAAAAGGAAGCAGAAGTAGAACGTCTGAAACTGGAACAGGGAGTGCAGGATCTGGAAGAGCCGGGGCTTACCATGAAAGCAGGAGAATTTGAAACAAGTCTGGAAGAAGGTGAGAATGATGAAGGTAAAAGTAGGACCACGGATCTACAGGATGAACCGAAAGGAGTACCAGGAGTTTCTGGAAGTAGCAAAAGAGCAGGTACCGATGGGCGTGTACGCTCTGAAAAAGAATGATTATGCTGAGCTTAGAAATGATGCCTGTACAAGCAAAACAAAGCTGAAGGACATGATCCGAATATTCAAAAGCCAGGGCTTTAAGGTATATGCAAACGGGAGGTGATCCAGATGAATGTTCCAGGATTTACACTGTTGCTCCAGGAATTCTGTAGTTATTGTCCAGACTTTGAACCAGAAGTGGAGAAGATAGATTGCTCAAGCCTTACAGAACAGGTCAAATATTGTACAAATATTCGTTGTACGCAAAGGGCGAGATGTGCAAGACTTGCTACAAACATTCGAAAGCAGGTAATCACAGATGCCTAAGCTTAACACCGTCTACGACATTGGAGCTGCTTTTGAAGCCATAGAAAATGAGCTTATATCTTCCATGATCCGCAATATGCGCCGGCACAAGCTGGAAGAGATCGATGAAGACAAACAATGGACCATGTGGCAGGCACTGCAGCTGAAATCCCTGGAAAAGTACAAGAAGGACAACCAGAAGAAGCATGGCAAGCAGTTCAAGGATATCAATGCGCAGATCAAAACACTGATAACCATGTCCAGATCTGAAGGCGAGATGGCACAGGAGATTGCGATCCTGGAAGCTATCAGAAATGGTTTTCCTGCCAAACGTATTGCCAAGGGGGCAGCTGCTGAATTTTTCAAGTTGAATGACAGAAAACTGGAAGCGTTAATCAAAGCAACCATGGATGATATGGAACAGGCGGAAATTGCTGTCCTTCGAATGGCAAATGACCAGTACCGTAAAGTGATTTACAATGCCCAGGTATACGCGAACACCGGAGCCGGCACCTATGAGAAAGCTGTGGATATGGCTACAGAGGATTTTGTAAAGGCTGGCTTGAATTGTGTGCAGTATGCAAACGGCGCAAGGCATACACTTGCTGATTATGCGGATATGGCAATCAGAACAGCCAGCAAAAGGGCATACCTGCAAGGAGAAGGTCAGAAGCGCCAGGAATGGGGAATATCTACAGTGATTATGAATAAGCGCGGAAATCCCTGTCCGAAATGCTTGCCTTTTGTGGGAAAGGTGCTGATTGATGATGTGTGGAGCAATGGTCCGAAAGATGGAAAGTCACCTGTGACCGGAATCAAATATCCATTTATGAGCAGTGCCATAGCTGCAGGCCTGTACCATCCGCGCTGCAAAGATAGCCACACTACATATTTCGAAGGCATCAGCACCCCGCCAGAGAAGAACAGGTATACCAAAGCAGAGCTGAATGAACTGGTGCGGAAACAGGAACAGGAAAGCCGGCAGCAGTATGCAAAGAGGCAGGAAAAGAAGTTTGGTAGGTTGGCAGATTTTTCCCTGGATCCGGAGAATAAAAAGAAGTATGAGCAGAAACAAAAAGAGTGGAAATCCGTTGCAAATGAAGCGGACTCTGCTATAATGATATCAGGAGCCAGAATCACAGATATATTCAGTGAAGAGGCAGAAAACTTTGCAGAGATGTACTACAAAGAGATCAGGAGTTTTTCTACTGACGCGAAGAAGATTGCTGAAAATCTGGGAAAAGAAGAATCTGATATAGCAAAGATAAAAGCATATCTTTTTGAAGATGAATCGTTGTTTGATCCGGATTTAAAGGCATACCGCAGATTTGATCCTGATTGTGCCATAGCTCAGAGTTGGCAACGGCTTATGACAGGAAAAGACATTAAGCCGCATGACCGCACTTTAATAGAGCAAGAGCTCCTTGAAATGAAAATAAAAAGAGAAAATCCTAGTATGGAGCACCGGAAAGCACATGAGCTGGCCACTGAAAAAATTGATTACCCGAAGGAGGCGTTAGAATATTATGGTAATCTTGAAAAACATAAAAAAGACAAATAATATGATTTCTGCCGACTATTACCCAGAGGGGAAAGAACCCAAAGGTTTTATGAGAATTGAGGATGGAAAAGTTATAGAGCATGAAAATGCAAGCTCTTTTGCAGCGCCGCATGTCCGAAACGAGTTGAAGCGCTTAGCAAGAATGGATAATCCACCAGTAGAAAAGACAGTATTATGGTACTAGATGCCGCTAGTTAAAAAAGACTATCCCGATTATAAATGGAGGTAGTGGCATGAACAAGGCAGGGGAATTGTTTCAAAGAATTAAAAAAATGAGAAATGGCGAAGAAGTAGGCTGTAGTCATTGCAAAAAAGGAGTAATGGTTCCTATAGGCGATTATAAAACAACAAAATGTTTTCGTTGCAATAATTGCGGAACACGATTAAACATGGACTAATACCACCAGTCAGAAAATGACCGGTGGTATTTTATTACCTGAAAATATCAATACAGTTATTAAAACAATGATAGCACGCCATAAGACGTGTTATTTTTGTACTTATTTTTAAGAAAGAGAGGATGAAGAAAATGAAAAAATTATTTATCAGCCAGCCTATGAGAGGAAAATCAGATGAAGAGATACTAAAGGAAAGAGAAAAAGCAATCAAGAGCGCAGAAAAGCAGATGGATGAACCTGTAGAAGTGATTGATTCTTTCTTTCAGTCGGCACCGACAGATGCAAGACCTCTTTGGTATCTTGGAGAATCATTGAAATTATTGGCTACAGCAGATGTTGCTTATTTTGCTAAAGGCTGGGAGAAAGCCAGAGGATGCAAAATTGAGCATACTTGCGCTGTAGAGTACGGAATCCCGACAATTGAAGATTGCAGAAAGGAATAGACAACATAGGACATGAAGAATTTTTGAGATTATGTAAAGCAAAAGTTGCGGAGTACACCAATAGTCACATGGATGTTACAGACCGGCAGCAGGTGACTGTACATGATGTGTATGTGGTATGGAGCTGTAAGACTTTGCAGAATAACAAGGCATTGCTTAGCACTACAGTACCAGATGGCATGTACTATGAGCCGACATATAACGGCGATAAGAATGAACTGTATATGGATGCCTATAAGAAGTTTGAAAACAGAAGTTTCAAAATGTAGGAGGAAGAAAATGAAAAGAAGAGCAACCAAAAGAATTGCAGTATTAATGACACTGGTAATCTTGACATGTTTTTGTGCTACTGGTTGCACAGAAGCTGATCAGGTGAGTGCGAATATTTCACAGGAGGCAGATAACTTCAACGTAACTAGAAAACTTACTGTTTTGAATGCCAGAACAGATACAATCCTGTTGGAATTGACTGGAACATTTGCACTGAAGAATAACTCTTCAAGAGAACTGGAAGTAATTATTGAGACCGCAGAAGGAAAGTACCAGAAAGACTATGTTTATTTGAATGACTATACCATGTATGTAGTTGAAGACATTTCTGGATCGGATGTGGATAAGTACCATTATGAGATTAATTTCCTTCCGCAGTGGGGACTTAAAGTCACACACAATGATTAAATTTGCGCCGGCACAAATAGGGGGGAAAGACAATGAAAACTGTAGTAATTGAAGGTAAGGATCTGCTGTTCACACTTTTTAAACTTGCATTTTATATTTGGATAGAGATGTGGAATGTGAGAATTTTGCTGGTAGCAGTTAAGATGGTGATTGCTGTAGGTGGATATTCAACTTATTTGGCGGTAATTTTAGTTTCAGCTTATGGGATTTGTTCTGCTTACAGAGGGTTAAAAAAGACAGTTGCTAAAACAATAAGGAGGTGGTTATTTGAAGGTGATAGTGCAGCATAATTTCCGCGACAAAGAAAATGCTCTGGTTCTTCGTACAGCCGGGGAAGAACTGGAAGTGTCCCGGAAAAGAGCAGAGCATCTTGCAAATCTGCAGTTGGTAAAGACCGTTGAAGATCAGAAAGGCGGTGATCCAAAATCTCCCAGTAAGGCTGAGGGTTAGAAGCCTTATTTTTATGCCCGGAATGGCGTGAAACTACCAGAAAGGAGAAAGACATGACACAGGAACAGTTTGAGGCTCTGGGTATTGAAAAGAGCCTTGCAAAAAAAGCAGCAGATGAATCCAAGAAAGAACTGGAAGGATATGTTGCCAAAGAAACCTATGACACAACCGAACAGCAGCGAAAGCAGCTGGAAACAACAGTGAATGATTATAAAACCCAGTTGGATACTTTAAAGACATCAGCAGGGGATAATGAAGCACTGAAACAGCAGATTGCAGATCTTCAGGAACAGAACCGCCAGAAAGACACAGAACACCAGAATGAGCTGAAGGCTCTTAAGCTTACCAATGCGATTAAAATGGCTATTTCTTCTACTGCACAGGATAGCGATCTGGTTGCCGGCCTGGTGGATCGTAATAAGCTGATTCTTGGGGAAGATGGAAAAGTGACCGGGCTGGAAGAACAGGTGAAAGCTTTAAAAGAAAGCAAACCATTCCTGTTTAAACAGGAACAGCAGACAGGAAAGGGAAAGAAAGGATTCTTCCCGCTGGGAGCGCCAAAAGCTGAGCCAGGAGGCGAAGAAGGCCATGTGTCAATGAAGGAAGCGATTGCGGCAAAATTGAACTTGGGTTCAGAAGGGAAAGGTGAATAATTATGGCAATTACATTAGAAGAAGCTAAGAAAAACGTCCAGGATGATCTGCAGATGGGCGTTATTGATGAATTTCAGAAATCAAATTATATCTTGGAACACATTCCATTTGACGATGCAGTATCTCCTACCGGTGGAGGGGCTACACCAAGCTACAGCTACACACGATTGAAAACACAGCCGACAGCTGCATTTCGTGAGATCAATAAAGAATATGCACCATCTGAGGTAACCAAGGAACGCCACACGGTTGAAATCAAAGTGTTTGGTGGAGCTTATGAGATTGACCGAGTTATTGCGAATATGGGCGGTATCGTAAGCGAAGTGGAGCTGCAGCAGGCACAGAAGATCAAAGCAGCTCAGGCACTTTTCAATGATACCTTTATCAATGGTGATACAGGGGTTGATTCCAAATGCTTTGACGGACTGGATAAGGCACTTACAGGAAGCTCTACGGAATACAATGCAGATGGAGTGATCGATCTGTCCACTTCCGAGCTGGTTACCAAAAACTATCAGTACTTCCTGGATATGCTGGATGAGTTCCTTGGCGGTCTGGATGGTACTCCCACATTCATTGGAGGAAACAACAAACTGATTTCTAAACTGAGAGCTTGCGCGAGACGTGCCAGCATGTATCAGGTAACAAAGGATAACTGGGGAAATCAGGTAGAGAGCTATGGCGGCATTCCTTTTGTTGACCTGAAGACCAAACCGGGTACGAATGATGAAGTAGTACCGATTGAATCCTCAGATGGAAAAACATCCCTGTATGTTGCCAGACTTGCAATGGATGGACTCCATGCAGTGTCTTTCGCAGGAGTAGCACCTGTACAGACCTGGCTCCCGGACTTTTCAATTGCTGGAGCAGTGAAGAAAGGTGAGGTTGAAATGAACGCAGCTATTGCACTGAAGACTTCCAAGGCGGCAGGTGTATTCAGGGGAATCAAAGTAAAATAGGAGGCGAAGAATGAAGATCAAAAGTCCAAATAAAGATTACACAGGTGTTTCCGCTTCTGTTCCTTTCTGTAACGGCGTAGGAGAAACAGAAGATCCTTATCTGATCCAGTGGTTCAAAGACCATGGATACGAGGTAGAAGAAACTCCGGAGAAAGCTTCTAAAGAAGCAGTAGAGAAAGAGGAAAAGCCTGCAAAAGAAAAGAACACTTCGAAATGAGGTGAGCGGTTATGAGCTACGAACCATATGCAACCCCAGAATACTATACGGATACTTACGGCGGAACCCTGATTTTAGAAAATGACATTGAGAGAGCTCTGCAGATTGCGTCTCGGCACATTGATTCCCTGACCTACAACCGGATTGTAGGTCGGGGATTTTCCAGCCTGACACAGTTTCAGCGGGATATCATTCAGGATGTTGTCTGCCAGCAGGCAGACTTTGAAACCGAGAATGCGGACGAGATCAATTCTATACTTTCAAGCTACAGCATCAATGGTGTATCCGCCCAGTTTGGCAGCAGCTGGAACGTATTCACAGACAAAGGTGTGGCGATGAAAAGAGATCTGTATGCACTGTTGTGTCAGACAGGGCTGTGCTGCAGATTAGCGAGGTGAGCTATGAAATATCCATGTTTAGTACCCAAAAGGCTTTGCAGGACGGATATCAGCTTAGTGATGGAGCAGGAAGGACGGAATAAATATGGGGAACCTCTTCCATGTTTTGAATATTCCGGGAAATGCAATTACCAGGACAAAGCAAAGACGATCTTCACAGCTGACAAGAAAATGGTTCAGATTACCGGATCCGCATTATTCCCGGGAGATATCTGCCCGGAGCTTCCGGTAATATCAGGTGGTACAGTAACCATATTTGGTGTCAAGAGAAAGATCCAGGAAGCCAGGAAAGCCAGAAATCCGGACGGTACCGTAAATTACACGGAGGTGCTTCTGATATGATCAAGGTCAATTCGACTGTTAAACTTAACTTTCCGAAGATCAATCAGCTGACACAGGCACAGGTGGCAGCCCTGGTGCAGACTGCAGAAGATTTACATACAGAAGTTGAGCAGGCACAGGTGTTTCCAAGAGATACCGGTGCTTTGCAGAATGAGAGTACTTTTGTAGATACATCTGAAAGCAGTCACGGAAAAGCAAGTATCATATCCAGTACGCCTTATGCCAGACGCCTGTATTTTCATCCGGAATTTCATTTTAAAAAGGATGAAAACCCGAATGCAAAAGGCAAATGGTACGAGGACTGGCTTCCAGGTGGAAAAAATGCTGATTTTGCAGTGGAAGCATTCAAAGAAAACTATAGGAGGCTGGCTGGTTTATGACGTTATCGGATATCAGAGATTATATTGAGACGCTCGCACAGGGGACTGTGTATGTTGGACCAATTCCGGATAAGCCGGAAAAAATGGTTGGGGTTTATAACAGTAAACACCAGCATGAGTATAAGGTGGCAATCGGCGGCCCTCAGCTGGAGTCCTACGGTACGAAATACGTCACTTTACTGGTACACTGGAATAAATCCCAGCGTGAGACCGAAAAAGCCGGAAAAGCCTTGTTTGAAGCTGTCAGAGCCACCAGAAATGCAACTGTAAACGATGAAACTATTAAATTTATCCTGCCAGTCTATGATCTTCAGGATATAGGCGTAGATGATTCCGGTATCTATGAGATGGTTATAGAACTGGCAGTGATTTTTGAAAAGAAAGGAAATAAGGATGAAGAATAAAATTGTGATGAACCTTCAGCTGTTCGCAGCTTCCAAGACTGGCGTATATCCATGCTACGAGAACCAGTTTCAGGTAGACACAGCATCAGGCGGCACTGCTTCACTGAAAAATATTGCAGACTGTGAAACCTTTTCTGTATCTTTTGACAATGGAGTGGAAGAATGGAACCCATTTGACACAGAAGGTTGGACCAGGCGTTTAATGACATCCAAGAGCATTACAATTTCAGTAACTGCAAAACGTAATGTGGGGGATGCCGGAAATGATTTTGTTGCAGGACTGGCATGGAAGAACGGAAGAAATGCGGAAGCTGATACGCAGTGGACTTTCCCGGATGGTACTGTTGTGAAGTTTACAAAAGCGGTTATCAATGTGAAGAATGTTGGATCCGGAGATTCCACAGCTGTAGCACCTCTTGAATTCGATATCATGAGCAATGGAAAACCGGAGATTACACCAGCCGCATAGTAACTGCGGGATTTTTGCAAGTAAAAGGAGAAAAAAATGGCAAAATGTATTGATATTACAGAGAAATTAAGCTTTGATAAAAATCCTGCCCTGATTATCAAGGGCAGAAAATTCATAGTAAATGCAGATGCGGGCACTATGCTTGAAATCATGGGATTGTTTAAAGAAGGCTCTTCCGATACAGAATCAACTATTGCGGCATATGAAAAGCTGTTCAGCGAAAAAGACCGTAATGAGATTAAAAAAATGCATCTGCCTTTCAAAGATCTTATGATCATTATCCAGACCGCAATGGAACTGATCCAGGGAGAAGAAGACCAGGGAGAGCAGTAACCCGTACTATGATCTGATAGATGATTTTGATCTGATCGTATCATCGTTTCAATCACAGTACGGGTTACGTCTTTCTAAGGAAATTCCAGCAGGGATGCCCTGGGACGAGTTTTCGGATCTTCTATCCGGAATAGGCCCGGATACAGCCCTTGGCAGGATCGTAGCAATCCGAGCAGAAGAGGATGAAGAGATCTTGAAGCATTTCACCCCGGAACAGCGCCGGATCCGCCGCGAATGGAGAAATAAACAAGCTATGAAGGTTTCAGAGGAAGACAGAGATAAATTCCTGGAGGTCATGAAACAGGCATTTATTGATATGGCAGGAGGAGCGAATGGATAAAAACAAGGTAAAATGCCCCTTCTGCGGACACGAACAGAAGATACAGTACACCCCGGATGCAAAATGCCGGGGTGTTTTCATCCGGTGCCAGGGGCGCCATTGTAAAAAAGAATTTGAAATAAAGATTAACCAGGACAAGTAGTGCCATGTGCCGATGTCCTCATGATAGAGGCAGGTGGCATATATGGCAACAAGTATCGCTGGAATTTCATTTGATTTATCATTTGATGGTAGCAAAATGTTTGCAAGCATCAATGATTCTTGTAAAAAAGTAAAAGATAGATTTAATCAGAGCTTTTCACAGGCTGCAAAGAAATCAACAGAAGCGATCAAAACTGGGAACACGGAAATTGATAAAATTCTCAGCCAAACGGAGCGTTCTGCTAAGTCTAAGGCTGCAGCTATTGCATCTGTTTATAAAAAAGAAGGTGAGTCTGCCAGTGAGGCGTTTCGAAAAGCTTGGCTCTTAATTGAAAGAGATAGCGAAAGCGGTTCGGGAGAAGTAAAGAAACACATAAAAGGAATTGGAAGCCAATTCAAAAAAACATCTTCTGAAATTGAGGATGATGCTTCATCATTAAAGACCCGGGTGAGTGGGATAGGAACGCTCACAAGAAAACTAGGGAGCTTGTTAGTTGGTGCATTTGCAGTTAAGAAACTGACTGACTTCGGGAAGTCGTGCCTGGAGCTTGGCTCAGACCTGGCAGAGGTTCAGAACGTTGTAGACGTTACATTTCCGAACATGACTGCACAGGTTGATAAATTTGCCAAGAGTGCAGCCCAGAGCTTTGGGCTTTCTGAGACCATGGCAAAGCAGTTCACCGGTACCTTCGGGGCAATGGCGAAAGCCTTTGGATTTTCCGAGGAACAGGCTTATAACATGGGCTCCAGCCTTACCAAGCTGGCAGGTGATGTGGCGTCTTTCTATAATCTGTCACAGGATGAAGCCTACACCAAGCTGAAATCCGTTTTCACAGGCGAAACGGAATCTTTAAAAGATCTTGGTGTAGTCATGACTCAGACTGCCCTTGACAGTTATGCTCTGGCGAATGGTTTCGGGAAGACAACAGCGAAGATGTCAGAAGCAGAAAAGGTTGCGCTAAGGTATTCCTTTGTACAAAACCAGTTGGCAGCAGCCCAGGGGGATTTTGCAAGGACCTCAGGATCCTGGGCAAACCAGGTAAGGATCCTTACTCTGCAGTTTGACTCCCTGAAGGCTACGATTGGCCAGGGACTGATAAATCTTTTCACTCCGGTTATCAGAGTAATCAACACGGTAATTGGAAAGCTGATCACTCTGGCAAACGCCTTTAAATCGTTTACGGAGCTGATTACCGGTCAGAAATCCAGCAACAGTGCTTCTGGACAGATTTCAGCTATTGGAAGTGCGGCAGCAGGCGCAAGTGCAGGAATGGACGATGCAGCCAGTTCAGCAGATAATCTTTCCAGTGCTAATAATGGCGTTGCCAAATCCGCCAAGAAAGCAGCTGAGAAAATGCGCACCCTCATGGGCTTCGACCAGATTAATAAGCTGGACAGCCAGACAGACACCGACAGTTCAACTCCATCCACCGGAAGCGGAACAGGAGTCAGTGGAACTGGTGTTGATTTCGGAAATTTGACACAAGGTGAGACTGTAATTGATAAGACAGATAAGAAAATGTCTGCCTTATTAAAACGAAGTAAAGAATTGGCTGCAATATTCAAAAAAGGGTTCAAAATAGGGTTTGGAGATTCCCAAAAAAGAATAAATACCATTACTGCAGGAATTAAAGATATTGGAAAAAATCTGAAAGAGATTTTTACAGACACTTCCGTAATAACTGCGGCAGATGGATGCGCCAATGCCATTGCGCTTTCCTTTGGGAAAATCAATGGGGCAATGACAAGTGTTGGGTTGACAATCGGGGCAAACCTGATAGGGGGATTTGCTCAATACCTTGCTAAAAACAGTTCTTATATACGTGAAAAATTAGTTTCTCTTTTTAATATTACTTCAGACATTGCGCTGCTTACAGGAGATTTTTGGACAGCTTTTGCAGACATATTTTCTATCTTTGCAGGACCAGAAGGACAGGGAATTACTGCAGATATTATTGGAATATTTGCAGATGGATTCCTGGGAGCGATAAATGTTGGGGCTCAGTTTATAAAGGATATTGAAACTATTGTAGTCACTCCCGTTGTGGAAAATACACAGAAGATTAAAGAGACAATCGAAGGGCTTCTTGTACCAATCCAAATTGTTCTTGATACCTTGCACCAGTCGGTTGTTGATACATTCTCCAAGATATCAGAAGTGTACGCTACCTATGTCAGTCCATTTATAACTTCGGTAGCTGAGGGGATTTCCAGTATCTTAGGAATTTTCCTGGATGGATGGAACACATATATTTCTCCTGTACTGGATTATCTGGCAGAGAAATTTTCGCTAGTATGGCAGGAACACATTCAGCCAGCATTGGATGGAATTATTATTCTGGTTGGAAAAGTATTTGAAAATCTTCAGACACTCTGGGAAACGCTGCTTCAGCCATTGATTGAATGGGTAATCGAAAACATCATGCCGGTTATCGGTCCAATATTACAAGGGGTAGGCGATTTATTTCTGAATTTACTTGCGGTAGCGGGAGATGTGATAAGCGGAATAACAAAAGTATTAGGTGGATTTATTGATTTCTGTACGGGAGCTTTTTCCGGTGACTTTTCAAAATGTTTCCAGGGATTCTATAAAATTCTGGATGGCTTTAAGCAGATTGCAAGTTCCGTTTTTAAGTTTTTACAGGATAATGTATTTAAGCCATTAGACGATTTTATTGAAAATGTATTTGCAACAGACTGGTCAAAACATTTTGGAGTCTTGGGAGGCGTGCTAAACGGATTTTTTAAAAGCGGACAGGATACTATCAGAGATATCCGTAAAGTTTTTGAGGGATTCAACGAATTTATCTCTGGTGTGTTTTCTGGGGACTGGGAAAAAGCCTGGAATGGAATCAATGATATTTTTGTTGGTGTGTTTAATGGCTTAGCAGATATTGCCAAAACACCCATCAATGCTATTATTGGTGGATTTAACAGTGTTTTGGGACTTGTAAATGGCCTTATTAACAAAGTGAATAATATTCGTTTTAAAATCACAGTCCCGGATTGGATTCCCGGAATTGGAGGTTCCTGGTGGGGTTTTAATGGATTTAATATTCCAACTATAGGAACAATTCCAATGCTTGCTAACGGTGGTTTTGTAAAAGCCAACACGCCTCAGCTTGCGATGATTGGTGATAATCGGCACCAAGGGGAGATTGTTTCTCCAGAGGACAAGCTTCAGGAGATGGCGTTAAAGGCAGCTTCCATGGCAGGTGGAAATATTTCCCGGGAAGAATTGGAAAGCATTATTAACCGTGCGGTTATGAGGATTGTAGCGGCACTTTCTGAGCTAGGTTTCTATATGGATTCCAATCAGGTTGCAACGGCTGTCAGAAATGCGCAGGCAGCAAACGACACCAGATATAATACGGTGGAGGTGAGATAAATGGCTGATGTTTTTACTGATGGTTCCAGCAAAAAGAAAATCCTGTGGTCCGGGAGCGTAGTACTCCCGGCTCCTGTGTCGTTAAGCGTGAACGACGAACTGATCTGGACATCTGATACAGGACGAACTCTTTCAGGACGTATGGTTGGAGATGTAATTGCTGAAAAGAAAAATTTATCAATCAAGTGGGGATTTCTTACAGAAGGATCTGTAAAACTGATAAAGAACACGCTTGTTGCCGGATATTTCCCTTTTTCTTTCCATGATTGCGGTGTAGACATCACGATAGAATCATATCGGGGAACACTGAGTAAGGAACACCTGGGAGACATTGGAGACGGGGAATATTGGTATAAGTCGGTATCTGTAGATATTATTCAGAGGTAGCAGAATGATTAACGCATCAAATGTCTATAAAGAGGCAATCAAGAAAAATAGAATATTACATCATAGAGTAGAAATTCAGTTTCAGGATGGCAGTTCCAAAACGGTAGAGGATATGGAACTGCTTTTATTTCAGATTTTGGATAATACGTCTGGGCAGAACAGCTTTGACCTTGGCTCCGCCATTGCCAAGCAATTGAATATAAAACTGAGTAATATCGATGGCAAATTTACTGGCGTGGATTTTGACGGAGCTACGATAAAAGCAATTATAGGCTTAGAACTCCCGGATGGGACAACAGAGTGGCTGGATAGGGGAATTTATACTGCGGAACCTGGTGAAGACACTGGATCTGTTATAGCCGTAAAAGCATATGACAATATGATTAGATTTGACAAGCCATATTCGTTGAGTAAATTGTCTTATCCGGCTACCTTGGGACAAATCGTACAAGATGCTTGCAGCTGCTGTGGGGTGCGCCTGTCAGGAGATTCGGCTAATTTTGATAATAGTGGGTATGTTGTTAACAGAAGGCCGAATGAGGACAGTCTGAATTTTAGAGACATTTTATGCTTTGTTGGACAGATTGCATGTAAATTCAGCAGAATCAATGCGGATGGAACTTTGTCCCTCAGATGGTACGATACAGACCTGTTGGAAGCTTCCTGGATAAAGGAAGGAATAATAGTAGTTCCAGGAAATAGCAATAAGATCGATGTTGACAATAGCAGGCTTATCCAGATAACAGAATGGAAAAATGGCAGTCTATTGTCAACAGATGACGTTGTGATTACCGGAATAAAAGTAAACGAGGAGAACGAAGGGGGAAGAGAAAACTCCTCGTTATGTGGAACAGGAGAATATGCCCTGGAGATTAGTGGAAACAAATTGGTTCAGGGGAATGGTGAAACTGTAGCTTTATACTTGGGAGAAAAAATCAACGGCTTGCGTTTTAGGCCATTATCCATCAATTGCCAGAGTGATCCAGTTAGGGAAGCTGGTGATGTTGGATTAATTGTGGACCTGAAGGGCAATTATTATAAAACTGTTTTCACTGGAGTAACGTATACTGCGAATGCAGATCAGACACTGTTTTGTGGAGCCGAGACGCCGACCAAAAGATCGGCAACCAGATTTAGTGAAGAAACAAAAGTTTACAAAGATTTAAGGGCAGTCTGGTCGAAACAAAAAACGGAAATAGACAAAGCCTTTGATGATCTGAAGAAAGCAATGGACGAGACGCAGGGACTTTTCCCGGTTTCTGTGAAGCAGGAGGATGGCAGCAGTATTTTATATCTGTGTGATAAGCCCACTTTGGAAGAATCCCGGGTTGTGATCAAACTGAACCGGGAAGGGTGGGGAATGTCCACGGATGGCGGAAATACCTGGAATGTTGGCGCCCTGGTGGATGGCACTACCATTACGAAAATCCTTGATGCAGTGGGGATTAACGCGAACTGGCTGAAGACTGGACGAATTGAAATCATGGACGATGATGGAAATGTCATTTTTGAAGCTGACATTGACAAGAAGTCTGTTTCTATGAATCCGGATAGCGTCCACATTGGGGACAAGACTATTTCGGAAGTTCTGAGTGATAATAAGAACATGACCATGCTCTTGTCTGATGATTACCAGGGGATCCCGGTCGATTCGGACGGAAACTATAAGACCTTCCCCACTGGGATCACGACCACAGCTACCGTTATGTATGGCTCGAACGATATTTCCAAGGATTGTACCTACACGGTTACCACTTCCTCCGGTGTGACCGGAAACTGGGATAAAAATTCACGGACCTATACGGTGACTGGGCTCACTGCGGACAAAGGCTGGGTGACGATCCGCGCCACCTATCTGTCAAGCGTCTCGGTGTCTAAGAAATTTAATCTTTCCAAGAACTATGCGGGAAAAGACGGTGCGGATGGTGATCCAGGGGAAATGTACTACTTGAAAAGCTCCAATACCGTCATAAAGCGTGGGGCTGACGGACTTTTGTATCCGGACAGTATTACTTTTTCCGGATATAGAAGCGGGACTGGCGGAAGACCGCCTTATGCAGGACGTTTTGTAATCGAGGAGACGACAGACGGGAACACCTGGAAAACAGTCTACACATCATCCACAGACGAGGCAGAGGTAACCCATCTGCTGTATTCGGCTATCGCTGCCCTAAATGGAAAGCTGCTGACTACAAGGAGTGGGAAGTTCCTGGCAGTGCCAAGGGATTTTGTGGAGCTGAGGGTATCTCTGTATGCTGCAGGCGGCACCACCCAACTGATTGATAGGCTGAGCATTCCCCTGGTGGTAGATATGGCAGCTTTGACGCATGAGGATATTTTTAACCTGCTTACAGACGATGGCAGGATCAAAGGTATCTATAAGGAAGGCAACCAGTTATACATCAATGCAACCTATATCAGATCGTTGCATGTAACCGGTGACCAGGTGGATGCTAAGAAGCTGAAGGTTGTGAACAAGGATGGATCCGTTACCCTATATATTGATGAGGATGGAAATGTTGAGATGAAGGTCAGCAGCTTTTCCATCCAAGGGAAGACTGTTGATGATATCGCTTCCACTGTTGCTACTTCAATAGCGGAAAAAAAGGCAAGCAATGCAGTCAAGGGGCAGACACAGGAGGATATTTTTAACAAGCTGAGTAAAAACGGTACGATCAAGAGCGTTACCATGATAAATGGGGAGCTTTACATATCCTTTGATTTCGCCCAGGGCGGTACCGTGAAGCTTGGCGGTGCAAATAATGGAAACGGCCTGCTGTCTATCTTGGATGCATCCGGGAACGAGATCGGATATATTAACAACACAGGCGTGCATTTTAACCAGGGCGAGTTTTCCGGGACTGTAACTGCCGGAACTGGCGCAATTGCCGGCTGGAAGATCATTTCCGATTATTTAGAGTCAGATGACGGTAGTATCCGTCTTTATAAGGATGGCCGGATCGTATTCGGCGGAGATGCCGTGTTATCTGCTAACGGGCGGACTCCGATGGTGAAGTATGGGTTAAGTATATATACCCAGAGAAGGACTACGAAAGCTGACGATGGAACAGAATTTTATGACGGATCCGGGGAACTTAATATATATGGTTTGGGTTCTACCTCTTCTGCAAATACCCTGGCATTAAATATGAATAACTATTCCGTTGGTTATGTGGCCAGCTCATCTATGCGCTATAAGACCATTGGAAAAACGGTTCAAGAGGAAGAGTTAGAAGAACTTTACCGGATTAAGGTTATCTGGGCGAAATACAAGGATGATTATCTGTCTGAGCATGATGAGCGGTATGGTAAAGAAATGCCAATGTTCCTGGCGGAAGACATTGACCGCAGATTTCCATTAGCTGTTGACCATAATGAAAAAGGTAAAGCTGAAAACTGGAATTACCGCATTATGATCCCATGCATGTTTGCCATGCTGAAAAACGACCATGAGAAGGTTCTGGCATTGCAGTCAGATAACCAGATATTACTTTCTAAAATTGATGCTTTATCAGCAGAGGTAGAGCAGTTAAAAGAACTTATCAACAATATTTCACGAAAGGAATGAAAAAA